CGACGGCGGATTACAATCTGTCGGCCGTACTCACTGGCTCAGTGGAATACTTCATGTGCATGCAAACTGCGCATGACGCGGTTTTTCGCGTTCCCCCTACTCTGGCTGTCCTACATACCGACGCAGATACTGCATTGGTTACCTCAGTCGGGAGCAGGGGATCGCGTGGCCCTCAGGATTCAAGCGAGACCTTGACATCAGTGTTCATGCCAGTGACTACGGTCGGCTTCGCCGTGCTGCTCAACGTTCTTTGGGCTGTAATGTCAGAGGTGTTGCTCTACCCATGGCTGACAGGAGCGACATTATTAATCTTATTTCTGGCATTCGCCAGCGTTTTGGGCGCGCACCGCCTCCTCGACGTCCTGGTGTTCTGCGTCGACTGCGTGCGTTCGTTCGTGGCTTTCTCACTCGAAATGTGGATCCTTTGGATGAGGATGTGGATCTCGGATTTGAGTCGTGGCTTACAAACGCACCTTATTCTGATTGCCGCAAGCGTGGGTTACGGGCCGTGTTCTTGGCCAACCCTGTTCTTGCTGATCGCCACTACCGGTGTAAGAGTTTTGCAAAATCTGAGACATATGGTGAGTACAAGCATGTCAGGCTCATCAATTCTCGGAGTGACGCATTCAAGTGTCACACCGGTCCATTCTTTCATGCCGTGGAGCATGCTATCTTTGACCCTGCTGGGCGCATTGGTAGCTATTTCGTTAAGCGCATCCCTGTGGCTGATCGCCCGAGATGGTTATACGACAGGCTCCACCGTGACGGGGCGGTATATTACTCCTCAGACTTCAGTGCTTTCGAGTCTCTTATCGTACCTGAAGTCTTCCGCGCCGTCGAGTTCCAGCTTTATGCCCACATGGCTAAGCGGCTGGGACAGCGGGGAACAATCCTCACTCACATCCGTAAAGCATTGGCTGGGAGGAATCAGTGCTATCTCAAAGACATACGCGTCCGGGTTAACGGGTGCAGGATGTCCGGAGATATGTGCACATCTCTCGGGAATGGCTTCACGAATCTTATGCTCTGGCTGTTCCTCTGCCACGAGCATGGCTTCGACGCTGATGGTGTGGTTGAAGGTGATGATGGGTTGTTCCGTGTGTCTAATCCTGATGGTAGCCCCGCTGTGGTTACTGCCGACGACTTCGCCAGTCTCGGTTTTCGTGCAAAGATTGAGTCTAGCACTGACATCGGAGAAGCGGGATTCTGCAAAATGCACTTCAGTGCCAGCGATGGTGAAAACATCGCCGACCCTGGGTACGTGATTGCTGGATTCGGTTGGACACATTCTGCACAGATGCACTGTGGAACTGCGAAGATGCAGGAGTTGCTACGCGCGAAGGGAAACTCGCTTGTGGCTACTCTACCTCGCTGTCCCATATTGACAGCCCTTGGCCGGTATGTTGGCAGGGTGTTGGGTCATGGTCGTATGCGCTACGACAGTGCTGATGGATCGCCCACTTATTGGGATCGTGAATCAGGTCGGGTTGCCGACGTTGATGAGGAGCGGGTAAAACGCGGGATCGGAGATGATACCAGGAGAGTGTTCTCGAGCGTTTTTGCCGTTTCTGAAGATTACCAAAAGAGGGTGGAAAGTTACTTCGATTCGTTGACGGAGATCTGTGAGTTGGACTATGATTTGCTTCGTCCGATCATGCGGAATGTGTGGTCGGACTATTACTATAAGCATGTCATGGACTTTGCGCCAGGCGTGGCAACGACGTGGCCAGAGCTGGGTTAGCCCATTCTGGACATAAGACCGACGGGGAGGGCGCCGGTATAGAAAATAGAAATTGGGAAC